GTTCAGACTTTTCTTGTTCTTTTTGGCTTTTGACAATAAAGTCTGAATAGATATTTTTCCAAGCCTTGACTATTTCAATAGTTGAGGTTTTTGATTTCCCACTATACGGATATCGTTTTGGTTTAATACTTAGTTTTAATTGATTCATTTTGTTTGAACTCCTTTACAGTGTTCTAATTAGACTTAGAACTAAGCGTTTGGCATTTCTCTTTTTTTAATTAAACTGTTGCGTTTCGGGAACACTTTGTTTAAAAAAAATACCGATTTCATCTTTGCTATACCCCAAAAGGTCAGCTAGTGTGATAAGTTCGTCAGCAGAAAATGAGATTTTTCCATTCTCTCTCTTATTATACTGGTCACGAGCTAAACCCATTCGTTCAGCCATTTGTGCTTGCGTATAACCTTTTGCTACTCGCTCAGCTTTCACACGAAGCAAATCAACTTTCATAGATTACCTCCGTTCTTTTGATTTTTATTACTTGTTCCTTAGAACAATTATAGTATATCTAAAGTGTTCCCATTTGTCAACAAGAAAATAAAAAAAATATAAAAAAAGTTTATCTTTGGGAACATATTGTTTATTTTTGGGAACTGTTGTATAATGTATTTACTATTAAATAAAAGGAAAAAGCGCATGAGAAACAACGAGGAAATTATTTCACTAATAAAAAGCTATTTAGATAATAGTTCTATGTCGATGTCTGAATTAGCTAACAAAGCGGGGGTTTCAAAATCGACTTTATCAAGATATCTTTCTGGCAGCCGGGTATTCCCACTGAATAAAGCGGACGATTTCGCTAGTGCTCTAGGTTTGACAACGGAACAATTCTTGAATGTAACACCTAGTCCGAAAGACACTGCTTCAAACGATATCGACGAAATCATCAACAATGCAATGATGTTCGACGGTAAACCACTTACCGAGGAAGATAAGCGGGCAATTCGGGGCATAATTGCGGGTTACATGAGTAGCAAGGGGGAATAGTATGGTAAGTATCGCTATGAAGCCAAACCCATTTAAAGAAAAGATTGCTGGAGTCAAGCTTTTTGAAGCTGACAGTGGTGAAGAACTTAGCACATTAAACAATTTATCGAGTTATCCGATAGGGTTGGCACTGAATTGTTCTATTGATTTCTTCAACATCCAACCCGAAACAAACTACACGCTAGTAGTTACTGCGAATTTTCCAAGCAGAGCCCCTTATCCTGTCCATGCTACAAACATTTATATACCAGCGTCGAACATTTCGGCTCCCGATAGCGAAGGATATGGAAAAGCAGCCGGAGATTTTGCTTTTGACTTGACTTTGATGGAAAAAGGGGATTTGTTCTTGTTGTTTGCTTTGACAAAAGGTAGCGAGGCTACTGATACATTTTACTGCTACTACTATTTCGGGGGTGGTATAAATGAATAATACTCGAGATATCGAAATTCCTAAAACAAATGACACCGCAAACGCTAGACGGTCTAAGGTATCTTCTATAAACTCTGGCAAAAGAATCAACACCCAAACACCCCATACAAGTGATATAATGGATTTACAAAATCAAATAGATGAGGTAAGACAAATGGCTATTGACTTGTATCGTGAACTGGATATCCAAGCACTGGAGCAAAGATTGGAAAAGAACGAAGAAAACACCCAACGCTTCCTTCAACAAACAGCTCAGAGTTTAAATCAAGACAAGACTGAACTATCTCTTCGCACTGATCAGTTAGGACGTCGTATTGAAAAGATTGAAAACAAACTAGATGACATGTACGCCAAAAACGAACTAGACTTAAAATTCCAGATAATGGACCAAAAGATTGACGCTAAATTTGATACCTTTGGTCAACGCATGGAAAATATGTTTTTAGCTCAAACCAATAGGCAACTTGAGGAACAAGCCAAGAACAGAAAAGAATTCACTTACTGGTTTATTGGTATCCTTGTAGCTCTTGCTGGTATTGCTATTCCTGTCTGGTTCGGCAAATAATATCATCAAGGCTTGAAAATTCAAAATCTTATTGACCGAATGCAAAGGTATGCATCTGATTACACAAAAACGCCAGAACTGGTTAAAATGTTTACTATTTTTTGTAAAATCATTGACAATAAGTAAAACATTTTGTAAACTATTTTTAGTGGAAGACTGATTAAGTTCAGCGCCCTATGGCTTGTGCGTGCGCAAGTGTAAGGGAACAAAACGTCTAAAAAGGGCCGGTTCGTTTGTTGAATTGGCTCTTTTGTTTTTTATAGAAACCGATACGAGGAAGCTATGCCTGAAAAAGAATTACTTGAGCAATTCAATGTGTCTCTTTGTGAGTTCGACTCTAGCCAGTGGTCTCGAGATGGGTTTCTAGACCCTGTTAACCGTGTGGTTTACATCAATAGGGATTTACCTGCCGAAAGACGTTTAAAGGTCATTCTGCACGAATTAGGGCACCTAGAACACAATCCCAAACACTACGAGCGCCTGCGTGAGAAATATGAAGCTCAAGCTAATAGAGACATGATCCGTGGATTGCTGAAAAACGAAAATCTGGATAATTTTAATTACTTACACTTCATGGAAAAATATAATCTCACCACTATTTGTGACGAGACTTTTGTAAAAAATGAATACCTAAAAATGATGAGGAATTGATATGAAACTTTTGAAAAAATACAAATGGTATATCTTAACAATTATTGTTTTATTCTGCCTTGGCTTAATGTTTGTGCCACGGTCTGGGAAGGAATCAAAGGAAACAAAACAGCCTAAAGCTGCCAAAGTAACAAAACACACCACAAAGTCAAGTAAACATAGTTCTTCTTCGACTTCAAAAGTTTCTAGCAGTTCAAGTTCAGAGCAACCGCAACAACCACAAGAACAGACGCAAACTGAATCTTCTCAAGCTCAGCAAGAACAACCTATTGACGGCGTAGGACCAACGCAATCACAAGTAGACCAAGCAACTGAACAATATGGCTATACGCCTGGATATGGCGGGGTCCCTTCCGATTCTCCTGAGGTAGCAAGAGAACAAGCAGACCAACAAGCACGCCAAAACTGGCACGATAGTCAAGTTGAGTGGGCTAGACAACAAGGACTCATGGATTAATAAAAACCAGCAAATCTTAAACGATAAACTGGATAAAATAATTAAACATCTTGAAAACAAAAAAGCCCTACACTCACCGTCGCCAAACTTAGAGTGTAGAGCAAGCATCACAGAAAATAAAAACACTATCACGGTAAAACAACCTAACAAGATTGTGTTCTTTTTTCTGTACCCATTTTACCAAAAATAAGGAGATGTGACAATGTGGGTAGAACAATTACCAAATGGGAAATATAAATATTTCGAAAGATACAAGGACGCTTACACTGAAAAATGGAAACGGGTATCTGTTACTCTAACCAGTAGGTCAAACCGAGCAAAGAAAGAGGCTCAACGCTTGCTTGATGATAAGATAGCCCAGAAGATAGAATCATCAAGCACTACTAATGTATCATTCCATAGTGCCTTCAATGAGTGGTGGGAATTTCACCAAAAGCAGATTAAGTTAAGCTCAATCAAGAGCCTTGCAGCATCGGTTAAGCGAATATCGGACACTATCGAGCAAGGGACAATTCTATCAAACATCAATGTCCGACTTATCCAATCCCTGCTAGACACTGAAGACTGGACAGATTCTCAGAAATATCGTGCCAAGACTGTACTAAATACATTCTTCGATTACGCTATGGATCAACAACTTATTTCTGACAATCCCTCACGGAAAGCACGACTGCCAAAGAAGACTAATAAACTTGAAAAACAACAAGCAGCAAAGAATAAATACTTGGAACCAGACGAATACAGTCGTTTGCTGAAAGAACTCTATCGAAAAGATATAACGCTGAGATATGCTCTAGCGTGTGAGTTTATGCTTTTAAACGGTTGCCGTATTGGTGAACTGGCTGGGCTGACTATTTCAGACTACCACAAAGAGACACGTTCTTTAGATATACACACCTCTTTCAACAGATACATTCCCGAAAACGAAGGAACAAAAACCGTCGCCAGCTATCGGACTACCTACCTCACTAATCGAGAGATGGAAATCATTGATCAGATACTAGAGTTGAAAGAGTTAAGCGAATCAACTAACCCAGACTGGTATCATAGTGATAAAATCTTCACGACCAATACTGGAAAACCTATCCATAGTACAATCTTAAGTGCATCACTTCAACGGGCTAATGCCAGACTGGAAACACCTATCGACAAACACCTATCCCCTCATATCTTCAGACATACCACAATAAGCATACTGGCTGAAAACAATGTGCCCCTTAAAACTATCATGGATAGAGTTGGTCATGCTGATTCGGAAGTGACCACTAGCATCTATACCCACGTTACAAGGAATATGAAAGACCAAGCAGTTAATGTTTTAGATAATATTATTACGAATAATCTTGCCCCCTCTTTGCCCCTCGAATAGAAAAAAAGAACCCTAGGTTTAACCTAGAGTCCTCAGAAACGTTGTTAAATCAACGTTTTATTTTTTCAAGTTGTAGAATGATTTTAAACCACGGTATTCTGTTAGTGCGATTTTAAATGCGTATATAATAGGAAGAAAACCTATTAAATAAGGATATATGCGTGTAA